ACAATCTCTTTTGCCGGTTTATCAAAGAAATTCAGTTTGAGGCTATAGTAACTCATGGCAGCTTCCAGTACGATTGAAAACCTCGGATTTCCATTTAAAAACTCGCCATTTTCATCTGATACCTGTTCAGATACAAATCCGGCTGTCAGGTAATTGCCATTCACTGGAAGGAAAAACATACTTCCGTCTGCCCGGAAGTGATCCTGGGCCATATCCGCATATTCATATTTAACATTGTTATTTATTACTGATGCAAGATTACTATAAGGAGCTGCATCATCAGACTGAACCTTCATACGCTCCGGGCTGATCACCGTTGCAAATGCCGCCTTGATACATATCTTTCCTGTACGATCCGTGTAAAGCTTACATCGTCCTGCATTGGCAATGATCTGCAGGCACTCTTTGTGGGTAACACATGGCAACGGATTATAAACCGCTATATTTTTCAAGTATTCATCTAGGTCATACTGACGTTCATCCAGGCCCGCATCATCAAGCACTTCAACTGCCAGGTCATACAGGCTGATTCCCTGACTTCGGAACAGGCCACCATAAAACTTCTCTGACAAGTCACTGAGCTTATCCTTTGCACTAAAGCTCATACTCACGTCATCTGCTTCCCAGTCTGAAAGATTGCAGACGCAGCCGTCCATCCATGTGATATTCCCCGGTGTTACCTCATATCCGTAACGGACCGTTACTTCCTGTCCAACCTCCAGATAGTTGATCGCGCTCTCATGGTTCTCTACGTCCCATATCCTTCCGTAATTCTCAATCTGAAGGGTGAAGTCCAGCGTGGTCAGCTCTTCTGTAATCGGAGAAGAAAATTCCGTCTTGGTACTCTTCTGGATTTTTTTATTCTCAAAGCTGACGCCCACACCCATAAGTATCTTCTGGATACGCAGACGATTCTCACCATTGACCATTTTTTCAGGTATGATCAACAGGTATTCTGTGTTATCGAAAATCTCTTCTGTTGTCCAATAGGCCTTATCATTTTCCTGGAAGGAAACTGTCTTTTCCCCATTTGTAACAGTAAAATCCACAGGATAATTCCTGCCCCAGTTTATGGTCAGACCTCTGATGTCATAGGCTCTGCCAAAGGAAATGCAGATCCCCCCCTTTATTTCTTTTGAGATTATCCCGTTATTATAAAGATAATCCGTCTCATCCGATCTTGGCGGGAATGCCATGCTTCCATCAGCTTTAAACCAATTCTGTTCCCAGGTGGCATATTCCAGTTCCACATCATAATTATCAAATGGCCTGGTAAAATTGGAAAGGTAACTATATGCAACACCATGTTCTGCAGTCACTTTCACATCTTTCTGCGCTACCTGGTTGATGATGCCGATCGTTACAAGCATATAGGACTGATTCCTGTATTTTGCATCCATGGCCTGTTTATAGGCCGCTGGCATAGAGATCATTCGATCACCCCACAGTCTACGATATTGCACTTACATTCTTTATAAACGGTAGGAAGTCCGTCTTTATCAAATTCTACAGGCGTGGCGGACCTATCTCCGGGATACATCCGGATCGTGGTCCAATTATTGTTCGCCATATCCGGGATCCGGGCGATCACTACGAACTTATCAAATTCTTTCAGCATAGCTGACCAGGTTGCTGCATCAAGCATCTTCCACTGCAGACTGTCAAACTTGTTTAAGTCTCTTCCTACCTTCTGTCCTACAAATTCACCCAGGGCATTACGCCCCGAGTTTACATTCGTAGATACGATCAAACGCCCACCGATATCAGGAGCCGGGAACTCCCGGCCATTGATCGTTATTACTGCCATTTGTTACCGCCTCCTTACGTTGTCCTTAACGTGTAACCGCTTCTCTTCTCCAGTTCCGTCAGTTTCTTCTTTACATCCCGGATATCAATGCTCACTGTCAGGTCCATGGCCTCGATCAGATCCACAATGCGCTCCAAGAGTTCCTGGATGCGCGCGATACGTGAATCATCCATACCGGTATCATTCTGTGATAACGCCATAGCGCGGCTTACCAGGTTCATAAGCCTGTCATCATCATTTTCATAAACAGCTGCACGGCCTGTTACTGCCAGCGGTGGCGCTGCGTTACCTGCTACGCTTGACATCATGGATACAAGCGGAGCCATACAGGAACGTATGCCGTTCTGGACTGCCTGGGTAATGCCCTGGGTAATCTGCTGGTTATTGGCAACAGCAGCACGGCCGCCCCAGCTTCCAACCATTTCAGGGATACCGTCCTCACGGGCTACGAACATCTGACCAGATTTAGGGAAACCACCGGAAGCATGACCGGATACCGGCGAATTGGTGCCATAATCCCAGTCATCACTGTCATCTGCCTCATCATCTTCTGCATCTTCTTTAGCACTCTTGAAAATACTCTTCGCACTTTCCACAATGCCATCCCAGACACCACCAACAAAATCTGCACAGCCCTGTAGCCATCCGGCAATGGACCCCCAGACGGATTTTAAGCCGTCCCAGAGTTTATTCATGATACTTTTGCCGACTTCAACCATTGCATCCGGTTTAAACACTTCTTTGATCTTTTTCCAGATATCTTCAAACCAATCCTTGATAGCGTTCCATTTTTCTTCAATGGTCCTTTTTACACTGTCCCAGATCTCGGAAAGCTTGTCTCTGATCGCTTCGAAAATAGATGTCGCAAGAGCTTTGATCGTATTCCATAGGTTAGATGCAAATGCCTTGATCGCATTCCAGCGAAGTTCCCAAGAAGTCTTGATATTCTGTAAAGTTCCCGTAATAGTAGCATGGATCAGATCCATTAAAGTTTTTACGATATCCTTCATGGCGTTCCAAATGCCACTGTAATACGTTTTTATTCCATCCCAGGCTCTTTCCCAATCTCCAGTAAATACACCTACTATAAAATCAATAAGTCCACCTAATGCTGTTAATACATCCTGCAAGATTTCAGCAATATGACTTGCAAAGCTAAAAAAGGAATTAATGGCTGTCTGTACAAAATTTGCAATTACAGGAGCCGCTGTTTGTATGAACCACTCTATAAACGGAAGCAGTACATTATTCCAGAGTACAGTGATCGCATCTGCTACTTTTCCACCAAACTCAAGAAATGTTGCGATCAACGGTGCTAAATACTGCTCTGTAAAAGTTGAAAATTGCGTGGACAGGTTCTGTAATACCGGAAGAAAATACGTATTATAAACATTCAGTAGAAGTGTTCCGATTTCAGTAAAACCCTGCTTGAAAGCTATCAACATTGGTGTAACATGCTCATCATAGACCTCTCCTATTTTGGTAAAAGTTGTTTCAACCAGGGATCTGATAGCTCCATAGATTGGCTCTATTGCAGAAAAGGTATCTTCTACTGTATCACGTATATAATCAGCATTTTCAATGAATGGTGCTGTAAGTACATCCAGGATATCAGCTGCAATGTTTCCAGCCAGTTCCGTTATTCCCATAAAAGCTTCGGAAAAAATACCAATAATATCCGATGTAAACTGAACAGCACCGTCACTTCGCAACGAAGAAAATACGTTTGCCAATGCCGAGCTAAAGTTGCCGGTTATTTCAGCTATCCTGGATCCAATATCAAATATCCGGACTATATAATCCTTGATGCGTTCCTTACGCTGTTCAAGGTACCTGCTGATACCTCCCAGAAGATTATCTGCAATACTCGCACCGATGCCTGCAATGGAACCTGTAACTTGCCCTAAGGACCGGGCTAATGTATTGGCAAAACCTAAAGCCGCTGTCTGCACATCAGAATCAGTGAAAATATTCCCAAGGCTGTCTTTTATGGACTGGATGCTGCTTTGGATCGAATCAAATACAGATGTATCACCAAAAGCATCCCAAAAACCACTTGTAAAAGAGTCTTTTAACTGGTTCAGCAGATCAGCTATCTTCTGCAGCTTACCACTGACTATATCTTCCTGTTCCGGAAGTGTTCCCATATCAAAGTCTTCTGCATTGTAGCCGCCTGCTCCACTACCGCCAGATCCGCTTCCGCTATCTGAACCACTATCCGGGTTTAAGATATTAAGCTCATCAATACCAGTGGTAGCCGTTTTGATATCCTTAGCAGCTTTCTTTGCAGCATTCCCAGCGCCGGAAGCAGCCGTTCCAGCTTTATCCGCTGCAGCAGCTACAGCTTCCATGCCAGCTGCAGTTGCGGATGCTCCTGAATCTTTACCACCAGACATCAAGGCAAAAAAGGCTTTAAATGCATTCGCCAGGCTGAGTATTTTACCAATGACTGCGTTGATCACCTGGATGACCGGGGATAATGCAGCTATAAGCCCCTGGCCTATGGTTGCCTTTAAGCTGTCAAACTGCAGCTGTAAGATACGGACCTGGTTCGCCCAGCCAGTGGATGTCCTGGAGAAGTCACCTGCTGCCGTTGTCAGCTGATCCTGTACAAACTTATACCGCAGGGCAACCTTTTCCATTTCGGACATCTTTGCAGTAGTCTTTCCGAAGCCATTTGCCATGGCATAGCTGTCAAGAGCCGTCTGGGTCATAACAATGCCCAGATCTTTCAGGCTTTCTGTTTCACCAGTGAATACAGACTTTAACTTCGTATATGCCTCATCCTGACTGATGTTGTAGAAAGATGCCACATCTCCGGCAAGACCAGTAAGAGTTGTGGACATGTCATATGCAGCCTTCTCACTGAAGCCAAATGCCTTTGCCATAGCTCCGAAAGTACCGGTAAACCGCTTTGCCATGGTCTCAGACAAGCCAAACTGAGTGGCTGCATTCTGGGCAAACATATCTACCTGTTTGCTCATCTGGGAAAATGTAACATCAACTACGTTCTGGACTTCCGCCAGATCAGAGCCTAATTCTATACAGGACTTTCCAAAGTCAAATACTTTTTTGACTGCAAAAGCAGCTGCAAGTGCTTTGCCAGCTTTTTTTGCCAGATTCTGTATCCCCAGCATCTGACTGTCAAACTCATTTTTATTTACTACCAGATCAAGCCCGATCTGGCCTACACTGTCTGCTGCCATATATGTCACCTGCCCTTTTCGTTAAGACAGGCACATCGGCACAGCGTCTTATAACTTCAACTCAAAAATCTTTTTACAGTCCTTATTTTTACAGCGGAAATAAATTCCTCTGCAATGTGCATCTTCCGTCTGCATTGCATTCACCGGATGCCCACAGTAAGGACACACTACTTTTTTCTTATCTACTTTTTCAATGTATATCGCCCCCTGCCAGAGAAATGAACGCATTCTTCAGTTGATCAAGTACTGCTGCCATATTATCAGGCGCTACCTTTTTTGCTCTGTTTGCACGCCATTCATTTCTGATTCTGTGCTGTTCTGGAGTAAAATGGTCTAAGATATCCTTATCCTCCTCGGCCCTGATTGCTACGATCCGTCCCAGCGGTGTCTCCGGTCCGATTCCGATAAGAAGATCCCTAAACTCATCCCACTTCATGGTATCAATTTCTTTCGACAGCCGTATCCCGTACTGAGCCTGGAAGGATGATACGATCAGACTGTAATCTCCGATCAGATCATAGTACGGGTCACTGCTCTCCCGGCTCTTCATCTCCCGTGATCAGGTCTACTGCTGCCATGATGATCGTCTGTAAATCCTTAAACTGGAGATTCAGTTTATCGATCTTTTTCCGATCCTTCTCATTGAAAATCAGTTCATATACCGCCAACACTTCTTTAGCTGATGTACCCTTCGAAAAAAGGCCCATGATCTTCAGTACAGTGGCTGCATCGGAATTGACTTCTATGGTGACATCCTTCACCTTCAATACCGGATTCTCATCAAAATTCAGTTT